TTTAGTTTAGTTTAGTTTAGTTAAGTTTAGTTTAGTTTATAAAATATATAGTCACTGCTGTAATAATTTTTATTATATCATAAGAATGAATGTTCTAGAATAAAATATGTTAAGAAATTATATGCATGGTACCGATATAAATAAACATGGGAAACGAGAAAAGAATAAAAATGTAAAAGAAGGTGAATGTATATTTCCTTTTACATATAAATGGAAAGAACATAATGAATGTATAGAAAACAATGAAAAAGGAAAGATATGTGCGACATCAGTAACAGATAGAGGTACATTAAAAACATATGGGTATTGTCATTCGAAACAACCATCATCCAATAGTGTAAAAAAAGGCACTAAAAAAAAGGCACTAAATACAACAATAAAAAAGCGAAAATTGAAGATAGTAGAGCGATTTACATCAAAATCAAAATCAAAATCA